TTCGCTAGCTGCAATACAGTTGCTTGCAGCACTGCGATTTTGCAGTTCAATGGTGGTGAGATAGCCGCCATTGCCGTCCAGTTTGTGTGTGGCCTTGGCCACGATCCATTCGTAGGTGGTGATGGTGTCCGGCCAACCAGCCAGCTTCACCGGCATTTCGGGAAAGATGTCGGGGCGACCGATGGCCAGATCCAGCGTGAACGTCGCCGCGCCACGCTTCACGCGTGCGAATTCCGCCTCGGCCGCACGCTTGGCGTCCGCTTCGGTGGGGAAGTCGCCACGCAGAATCTTTACGTGCCCATGCTTGCCAGCGAGCGCCAGGTGACCACGCGCGCCGTTCATGTCATACCAGCGCGCCTGTACCCCGGTGTAGGAGCTGCGGTCAATTTCCTGGAAGTGATGGCGATCGCCATTCGCACGTCGAATCACCAGCGCAGGGATGTCGGTGCCGCTTACTGTTTTCGCCTCGCCGATCGGCATGAAAATCAGGCAACCATGCTTGACCGTGGCCACCGCGTCGAAGTGCTTGCCGATGCGTCGTAGCAGTGCCATATCGCTTTCGGTTTGGTCAAGCTGCGCGATGGGCTCGCTCGCCAGTTTGCTGGATACGCGCGGCGTGAGCCCATGCTCGCCCGCGATCACGCTGACGATATGGCCAACGGTGGTATCGCTCCAGCTGCGCTCCTTGCGCGTGGCCAAGGGACCTGCCATACGCGCACTGCGTGCCCGTACCGTGATGGTGTCCGGGGCGCCGCGATGCTCGACTTCATCCACGACGTAGGAGCCCTGTAGGCACATGCCTTCGGTGTCGAAGCCCAGCGATACCTCGATGCTGACGCCTTTGCGCGGCATCGCGATGCGTCCCGCGGTCGCGAACACGTCGGCAAAGCGTGGTTCATCGACGTAGCGCTTGCGGTAAATGGCGCGCGCCACGTTTTCGGGCAGGTCTTTCATCGCGCCGGTGTAGCCGTACGCGCGGGCACTCGCGATCGTGATACCCCAGCGCGTTTCCTTGCCGGCATCGTCGGGGTCGTTCGTGTACGTGTCCCAGCCTTCCGCTTTCATGACGGCAGTGATCAACTGGTCGATACGCTGTTCGGCGAAGGTGATCACCACGTGTCCCTCCGCCAGATCCACGTGAGCCAGGCGCGCGGCGCGCGGAAAAGATGCGCGAGGTTGCCGCGATGGATCAGCAGCAGCGCAGCGATCGCGGCCGTAAGGAGCGCTTCGAGCGGCCCCGGTGGTGGGCGAATACCGCAGAGCAGCTTCACCGCGGTGGTGGTGGAGGCCACGATCATCAGCCACGCCATCCACGCGATACCGTGGCGATGCCGCGAGTCACCGCGGCGGAACGTCACCAGGCGCAGCACGATGACGAGGCAGGCCACCCCCTGCACCAGCGGCCAGATGCCGAACGGGACGAACGGTAGGGACATGATCAGTCTCCTTTACGGAACAGGGTGGAGAGGTCGAAGGTCTTAGCGCGCTCGATGAGCTGCATGGTGAGCGTCACCACCAGCGCGCCGGCCAGGAACGCGGCGACGGCAGGGCTGTGCAAGGGCAGATGCGCGAGCACCTCCGGCGTGGCGAGGTAGCCCACCACAGTGCTGATCACGAGATAGACCACGCGGCGGAGGAGTGGCAGATCGCGCGAGCTGGTGACGAACAAGGCGGCGCCCGCGATGGCGCCGACCAAGGCATTGCCGTCGATGCCGGGCAAGAGCGCGGTAGTCGCGGCGGCGGTACGGGCCATCGGGCAGCACGCCGCGAATGTGTTCGAGGTTGATCGTGGCGCGGTACTTGGCCGGGTCGTAATGCTCGGCCATCTGCGCGATCCATTCGCGCTGAATGGTGCGGCCGTCGACCGTGGCGCCTTCGGTCGCAATGCGGAATTTCTTGGATTTCTTTGCCATGCAACGGGCCTCGGTGACGTGGGGACGGGAATAGGTCGCCAGCATCGATAGCGCTGCCCGCACCGGCAACGCGGCGCAGTTCTGTACGTAATGGTTAAGAACAACACGCGGCCCAGCACACGCAGGCGCGTCCCTACGCTGTCGGCCATGTTGATGCCCGCCGCCGCCACCGATCCGCGCACTGTTGCTCGCAGCCTGTATTTCCAGGGCTGGAGCGTCACCGCAATTGCCGAGTACATCGGCCAGGCGCGCTCGACCGTAGAATCGTGGAAGCAGCGCGATGGCTGGGCGAGTGCCAAGCCGATCGATCGCGTGGATGCGGTGCTCGAGGCGCGGCTATGCCAGTTGATCGCGAAGGACCATAAGGACGCGCACGATTTCAAGGAAATCGATCTCCTGATGCGCCAGGTCGCGCAGATCGCGCGCGTGCATCGCTATGAAGCACTTGGTGGTCACGAAGGCCACCTCAATCCCAAGGTTGAGAACCGAAACGCCGGTCCGAAAAAGAAGCCGCTCAAGAACGACTACAGTCCTGAGCAGGCGACGCAATTGCACGAAGCCTTCATGGACTCGTTGTTCGCCTATCAGCGCCGGTGGCACGAGGCCGGACTCGCGCAGCGCATCCGCAATATCCTGAAATCGCGCCAGATCGGTGCCACCTGGTATTTCGCGCGCGAAGCGCTGGACGACGCGATCCTCACCGATCGCAATCAGATTTTCCTGTCGGCCAGCCGCGCGCAGGCGGACGTGTTCCGCCAGTACCTCACGCAGTTTGCGAAGGACGCGGCGGAGATCGAGCTGAAGGGCGACCCGATCATCCTGCCCAACGATGCCTCGCTCTATTTTCTCGGCACGAACGCACGCACCGCGCAGAGTTATCACGGCAACCTGTACTTCGACGAATACTTCTGGGTGTACGGCTTTCAGACGCTGCGTAAGGTTGCGTCGGGCATGGCCATCCATAAGAAGTGGCGGCAGACGTATTTCTCGACGCCCTCCGCATTGAGCCATGACGCCTACCCGTTTTGGTCGGGCGCGTTGTTCAACAAGGGCAGGGCGAAAGCGGATCGGGTCGAGATCGACATCAGCCATGCAGCGCTGATGCAGGGCCTCGCGTGCGCGGACGGTCAGTGGCGGCAGATCGTCACGGTACTGGACGCGATGGCCGGGGGCTGCAACCTGTTCGACATCGACCAGTTGCGCCTGGAATACAGCGGCGAGGAATTCCAGCAGCTCCTGATGTGCGAATTCATCGACGACTCTGCCTCGGTGTTTCCGTTTGCCTTGGTGCGGCGTTGCATGGTCGATAGCTGGGAGGTATGGGACGACGTGCGCCCCTTTGCACCGCGTCCACTGGGCGACGCGCCGGTGTCGATCGGTTTTGATCCGTCCAAGGGAACCAGCGGTGGTGATCCCTCCGGCTGCACGGTGAACGCGCTACCGACCTCTGGGCGTGACCTGTTTCGCGTGGTCGAGAAACACCAGTGGCCCGGCCAGGACTTCGATGCCCAAGCAGGCAACATCAAGCGGCTGTGCGACATCTACCACGTCACCGACATCGCGATCGACACCACTGGCATGGGCACCGGGGTGTACCAATTGGTGAAGCAGTTTTTCCCAATGGCGCGTGCGATCCAGTACTCGCCCGAATCCAAAGCGCTGATGGTGATGAAGGCGCAGGACGTGATGGGCAAAGGGCGGCTGGAATGGGACGCCGGTTGGACCGATCTCGCCGCAGCGTTCATGGCCATCCGCAAAACCCTTACCCCGAGCGGGCGGCACGTCACCTATGACGCGAGCCGCTCCGCCGACGTCGGCCACGCGGATCTCGCCTGGTCGGTGATGCATTCCCTGATCGTCGAACCGTTGGAAGGCCGTGCGGCCAACAGCCAGAGCTTTATGGAGATTTCCTGATGGGCAAGCGCAAGAACCCCAAACCGCAGGCCAGCGTCGCCAGCACCTCAGCCACGAAAGCACACGCCTTCACGTTCGGCGAGCCAGAGCCGATCGATCGCGCCTCCCTGCTGGACTACGCGCAGGTGTGGAGCAATGGCCGCTGGTACGAGCCGCCGGTAAGTGTGCTGGGCCTGGCCAACATGCTGCGTACAGCGCCGCATCACTCGTCCGCCATCTTCATCAAGCGCAACCTGCTGGTGTCATCGTTCGTGCCAACCCCCTACCTCTCTGTCGCGGACTTCGAGGCGTTCGCCACGGATTACTTGGTGTTCGCGCATGCATACCTGGAACAGATCCCGTCCATGTCCAAGCGGCTGTTGCGGCTGAAGCGGTCGCCTGCGCTGTTTACACGCGTGGGTGTGAACGGCGGGCCGTGTTGGTTCGTGCCCTACACCGGTGAGGCGTTCCAGTTTGAGAACTCCGTATGCCAGCTGTTCGCGCCGGATGTGAGCCAGGAGATTTACGGCGTGCCGGAATACCTGAGTGCCTTGCACGCGGCGCAGCTCAATAAATCGGCCACGCTGTTCCGGCGCAAGTATTACGACAACGGCTCGCATGCCGGCTTTATTCTTTACATGACGGATGCGGCGCAGCAGTCGGCTGACATCGATGCGTTGCGTGAGGCGTTGAAGAATTCGAAGGGGCCGGGAAATTTTAGGAACCTGTTTATGTATGCGCCGAACGGAAAGAAGGACGGACTGCAGCTCATTCCCATTAGTGAGGTTGCCGCAAGGGACGACTTTGCATCCATCAAGAACACGAGCCGCGATGACATCCTGGCTGCGCATCGCGTGCCACCACAGCTGTTGGGGATGATTCCGACGAATGCAGGTGGCTTTGGTGACGTGGAAAAGGCCAAGCAGGTATTTATGGAAAATGAGGTGGTACCTATTCAAGCAAAAATGCTTGGTCTTAACGGTTCAATTGGCATCGAAGCCTTTAGGTTTATGTGCAGCTAGCTTATTAATGGCGAGTGTGAGTTAGCAAAAGGCGCAGGCCGGGGCTATCCCCTCGAGATGCGAGCATAAGCAAGCGCTATCTGATCGTGCTTGTATTTTGGTTCTGCGTGGGAACTAGGCATCAGCGCTGTCAGCTTAAACCACTGCTGGGCGCTCCGAGTAGACAAGATGCCTCCACGGTGGCTTTATTGGAAACAGACGAAGTAACAAATTAATCGAGCAGTGATGGCGCCGATCAACAATACCTCTTCATAAAAATATCCGCCCAATCGAGCGTCGATAGACATCTTGGGACCATAACCGCGTCGAGCTTTTTCAATATCCCTACGAAGTCTGTGTCGCCATGTACATACCGAAGACGCGTGCGAAATATTCGTCCTCCTTGAAATATCGGAGGCCGTTATTGATACAGACTCGCAAGAGATCTTCACAACCTGGCGGCACATTCGGAAGCCGCTTAACTTTCAAGAGTGCCTCTATAAGTCCGGTAGTTGGATACGGATCAGAGGTCCCTCGTCTAATCCTTTCACTCTCTAATAAGCTCACACCTTCATTGTATAGAGCTAGATCATGGCCGCCCGTAGCAACGAACTTCTCGAGCAGAATCATGCCAAGCGAATGCACGGTTTGGAACGAATTATAAAATTCAAGTCCTGTCCTGAAGCAGTCAATCGCAAGGTCGGTTTCGTTAATTTTCTTATAGTAGCGACCGAAGTGAAGCCAAAAAATGCCGTCCTTATTGAAAAATTTTTGAGCTGAATGATAAGTCGAGAGTGAATCCTCTTTCCGGCTTTGAGGCGGAAAATATTTGTTGTACAGAAACTCAACTGCTATAAGCTCTTTGTATATCTTATACGGGAGTGGGTGATGCTTAATGTCCTCTACGCTGAACTTTCTGGAAAGAAATTCAAGTACTCCGACGATTAAATCGACCTGTCCGTATCCTGAAATGCAATTTGTGAAGTAGTAATTTGCGATAATCCTATGGCGGCACTTAACGGATCCCGAGTCTCTAGGAAATAGCAGCACTCCGTCCAAATCTTCGCGGAGAAGCTTGGTAACGCGCTCTACACTTTCGTTGAGAAATCCGGCGATATATTCCAATGGTAACGTGTAGCCAAATGAATTAACTATTGCAACAACCTCAAGAATATTTCTCGACAATTGATCGGTTATGTCTTGATATTCGGTGTATATTTTTCTCTCAAAGTTTTCATGAGTCGTAAGTGAGAACAATGCGCTAAGCAGGTCGCCACCAAACCCGCGCTCTTTGTCTTGGATGATATGAGCGCGCCTATCTAGGCTCTTTTCAGAAAAATTTTCGATAGTGATGCCCTGCTGCTCAAGCTTTAGGGCGATAACACGAGCGTCATTTACATCAAGATCTCCCATCTCGAAAACTATTGTTTTTATCGATTCATCCAACTGCCTGATATTGCGATTGTAGTCGCTTAGTCGATCTTCCAATATAAACAAGCAAAATGGAAGTCCTCGATCGCGAAGTCGTTCACCTATTACATTTACTGCGAAGTAATAGGCGGCAGCAGAATAAAATACGAATACAGACTTACCTGTGAATCCAGTTATGAGGTCGCGCAACAAATATGAGTCGACTTCGGCTTCCGATTGAAATTCATAAATATATTGATGTGTTTGAATAAGTGCTCGAATTGCGGATCTAATAGCCGTAGTTTTCCCACTGCCACTTGGCCCTATTACGTGTAAAGCGGCGAATCCAGTTTCATTATTCTGTATGGTTTCGCCAATGAGGCCTGTCAACTTTGTACACCTGGATGTCGTTGCATATGCATCATTAATTATATAGAACCAATCTGGATCTGCTCCAGTTAAGAAGTGACGGATGATTCCCTTCTCCTCCACCGCTTTTTCGATTTCCGAGAACGCAGGACGAAACGCGCCCTTGAACCAGGTCATTGCCTTAACTTTCGAAGCGGCATCTTTCACGGTGGGGACATTTTCGAGAACGATTTCTCCTATGCTTTTTGGAGCGACAGCCTTGTATAGCTCTTCAAAAAATTGTTCGGCGGTAGCATTGATAACATAATATCCAGCAGTGCGATAATTGTCCGCCTTGATCTCGTCCGGATTGGGCATGACAATCCAGTTAGCTACAGGCCCACTCTTTCCATACGCGGCTTCTCGTTGTACGAGATAAGTATCAATATCGGCTTCATCCATTTGATTGCCGATGACGACTAGTCCACCGGTCATGATTTTCGCTGCAAGATCCCGATGCCAGTCAAGAATCTTCAAGCCGGCCTTGGCATATTCAAGGCTGGAAAATATAAAGCCATCTTCTAACTTTTCGCACGTACCATGAATTGTTACGACCGGTATCGTTCCTATGGCGTCGCTAATGATGTTTGGGTCAAGGTAATTAAAAAAAGTGTATCCCCCGTTAATCTTACCTTTGTAATTTGCTCTGTCATGTGCAAGTCGCAAGACATTGTCGATGTTAGTTGTATAAATGCGATTCCATGCGTATCGAAATAGCATTTCTTGCCATGGGAACACTGAGGTCGCTGTAAAGCAGGAGGCTAGGAACTCGTGAAAGTCGCTGATATTCCCTTGCCCCATCAAATAAGCATCTTTGAGGGTCGTGCTCTTGCCCGGCTTCCGCTTGCACTTCTCGAGGATCATGTCTCGCAGCATAAGTCCGTCAGGTATTGGACCTAGCGCAGAAGAGTTCACCTTTGAAAACCCGGCGCCGATCAGTAGGGATATCTCTCCCTTTGCAACCCGAGGAGCTATTTGTTGAATGATTTGTTCCCTGTCCGCGTTTTCCATAGCTTCCCCTTTCGCGACATTTGAATAGTGAACGAGCGCTTCGGGCACCCTCACAGAGAGCGACACTAGCACCGGTCGTTAGGCGTTGACATACCGGCAATCTGACTCGGCCGGCTTAACCGCAACGGATCGACCTCTCCAACGTAAGGTTTGGCAGTGAACCAGCGCAAGAGGGAACCGACCAGGGATTGCGTTGTGATGAACAGCGTGCATGGTCACAAAATGGTCGGCGTGAAGGCCCTGGCCCGGGCGCGCGCGGTCGTCCCCCCTCCTCGCCTGCACGCTTCCCCTTTCGCTTTTGATGCAGGTGGTGCACATGGCGCGGACCTCCCCATGTCGCCGCCTGCGCAGAGTTCGAGTGGCAGCTCAGATGACGCGGATTGATGCAGACACGAACTGTCTTGCGGCGCTTCGGTGAGAGCCGCCGGCGGACTCGGGTCCGAAAAAGGTAATCAAGGTAACCATGTGGCCCGGAGATGACCTAAGTACCTGGTATGTCGAGGAAATGTGGGTTACGGAGAAAGGTAATTCAAAGGTGATAAAAATTACCTTCCTCCGTAAGTCATTGAATATGAAAGAGTAGGGTGCGCAGAAAAATTACCTTTTAGGAAGGTAATCAGATCACCTTAAATTACCTTCTGATTACCTTTGCCGCTCATCGCTAACTATATGATCACGCTGGAAAAACTGCGTGTTTCGCTAGTGTGATTACCAAAATTACCTTTTTCCGACGATGCCACACATTGGGGCGATCTATGGGGCGGTCCGCCGCGATTGTTCATGGGCGTCTGGAGTTCTACCTTCTCCATCACAGTGACCACCTCGTCCAGTTGTGCGTTGATGGCGCGCGTTTGCGTGGCCATCAGCGTGTACACGTGGTCGGCGTCGATCATGCCGGCGCGCAGCCCTGCTGCCATGCCAGCAGCCAAACTTTCCAGGGCCGCGATGTGCTGTTGGGCGTGGGCGATCAACGTGAGAAGTGTTGCTGCAGTTGTCATCTAGCTATTCCCTTCTGT